TCGGCCCGTCGAGTGTCCCAATCGAGCTTGCGCGAACTGGCGGTCATCAAGGCATCGATGTGGTCGACCATGTGCCGAGCTTTCACCATGCGCGAACGCGCCGCCCCAATCGACCCAGCGCTCGTTGTGAGATAGTCGACAGCCCTTGCAATGCTTTCGTCTGTAAAGACCCGATCCGTCATTTCTTCCCCTTCATACGTGCCCAGCGCGCCTCGATCGTTTTAAGGTACTCTTTGAACGGATAAAACTTGCGAGTGCCGCCGGTAATTTTCCAATAACCCCATTCGCGATCGAGCTTGCCTCGATATGCGAGTGTCACGACTGTTCCGGGTTTCGTGTTCGGGTTCCCGAGTTCATCGAACGTGCCTGCCCAGCGCCCGAGATACTTGTGCGTGTACGAGCTTGGTCGGTAGTGAAGCCGGAAGGCGCGAACGAGTTGTATGCGCGTTTCGCTCGAGTGTTGGTCGGCTGCTTTGTCGACGTAAGACCGCAACGGGAATGTGTAAAACGGCCATGCGTGATCATGCATCATCACCGACGGCTCGCCCTTATAGAATAGATGCAGGCGAGCGCGTCCGATCCATAGCTGAGTGAAATAACCATACACTCGGGTGTACCCGACCCAGCGCGTGCCCATGCCGTGAAAGATGTTGTTGATCCGCCCCTCGGGTGTTCGGGTTTCGATCATCCTATAACCATCCCATAAGAGCGGCCACTCGCCGCGGCCTCGGTGTAATAGACCTTTATCCAAATCGCATCACAAAGCGGGTCACCGCCGACACCGAGCGCGCCGTTGACATCAACCGACATCATCGCCCCGAAGGTGCTGTCGTTGACATTGGCGGCTGTCCAGGTTTCGCCATGCAGTTCCGTTGCGCCGCCGTAGTCGTAATCCACCCACGATTGCCCGAATACCGAGCTTTCCCCGGCCTCTTGATCGGTCGCGTTGCCAGCGCTCGGGTGATAAAGACGCGCGTCGTTGATCACCGATTGAGTGTTGTTGTCGAAGCATTGAAAGCGCATTTCTATGCCGTCGATCGTCGCGCCCGTTGGCACCGAGAGCCCGAAGTTAGACCCGCGCAAATAGTTCATTTGCTCGTCTTTGGCGGCCGCCGCACCGGATGCGCCCGAAGCGTCGTCTGCTGTCACGTTTCCCGGGCTCGACCATGCCTCGGTACCGATGCCGGTAACATTCGCGCCCGTGCCGGCTATCACCCATCCTGTATCAACCATTCTCGGCCATCCTGGATTTCAGGCGCTCGACGGCTTTGTGTTGCCGACTGTCGACCAAGATTGCTTCGAGTGCTCGGGCTTCAGCTTTCGTGAAAGGCTCGGGAAACTTGGCCTTATTCAATAGGCTTTTGTGTACGCCGCCCCGGGCGAGGGCTTCGAAATACACAATTCGCTCTTTTGACGTCAGACGCTTCCACGCAAAGCGCAGCCCGTCCTTGATCCATCCATGATGTGCCCGACCCGCTGCGATTTCGCGCTCAAGCTCGGCCACGAATTCGGCGACTGTCCATTTCGGGTGCTTGGCAACGATATCCTCGCACCAAACACACGCCGGGCAATCCTCGGGGCGGTCTTCCCCTTCGAGTGCCCGAGCGGCTCGAAATGCTCGGTTGAGTGTTTCCAGCCGGGTCATGTTTTGATCACGTCCAGTATTATCGTGCAACGCTCGATAGTGGTGATGCTGTCGACGTTGAACCGTAGGATGTCGCCGGCCGAGATGGCCGTTGTCCACCCGGTCAAGGTTGTGTCTTCATCTTTGGTTGCTGACGAGATTGTGGGCACTGCCGACGCCGTGATGCTGTCGGCGTCGAGCGGGGGAAAGTTCGCGTAAGTGTCTTTCCAGATATCAATGGCGATCGAGCCGGATTGATCGGCAAGCAACCGGCACCCTTGGATCGTACACCCGAATTCGATCGAGAGGTCGCCCTTGATGCCGGTTGTGATGGCCGAGCCCCCGCCGTCGATGACGAAAGCAATCGAGGCTGTTCGGGTATTGGCTTCGACTTCGATGTCGTCGGCGTTCGCGGTGATGCCTGTACCGCCGATCACGTTGAGGGTGCGGGTTGCTGCGATCGTGCCGCCCCCGGTCATGCCGGTGCCCGCCGTGACCGATACCCCGGCGTGTGCGACGTGCTCATCGGCGACGAAATCAGAAAAACCATCGTGATGCGCGCCGGCTATTACAGCATAGCTTCCGAGATCCGAGATATCGCTCTCGGTGATCGGGTCAACCGTTATGATCTGTCCGGCGATCGAGATATAAGTGCCCGTGCCTGCGAGCGTGACATCGGTCGAGTTGTCGGTGCCGGCGGCATCAACCCCGAGCGTTGTTCGTTGGTCGCCCGCGCTCGCGTCGTCGAGTAAGGCCCGGCCGGCGGCCGTCAAGGTGGCCACCGCGTACACATCCGAGGCGGTGGTGTAGATCATCCGGTCGGCGGCGGTGGTGAGGCCGGCTATTGAGGCGAGCCCGGCGTCGGCGGCGGCGAATGCAGCGTCGGCGGCGCTCGTCGAATAAAAGTCAGTGCCGGCTTCGAGATCCAAGAGACCGCGCATTGCGGCATAATTCGCGGCCGTGATGAGCGAGATCGCGTTCGCGGTTAGGTCGGTGATGTCGCCAGTGTCGAGTGTGACAGAGCCGACCTTGCCAGCGACCGAAGCAACGGCCGCGGTCTGATCATGCTTTGACCAGTTCGCCGCGTATGTCGATGTCGAGGCGTTCGTCGTGGTCGCAACGATGTTGTCGCCGATGGCGAATTCGACACTGTCGACTGTGCCGGCGACAGACACATAATAAAACGACCCGACACCCGCCGTGCCCCCGCCCGGGAATGTGCCAGCCGATGCGTCCCAATCGCCCTCGTATATCATGCCGCTCGACAGCGACGCGATATCGGTTTCCATCTGGTCGAGATCAACGGCTTGCGTGACCGAGATAAAGTCGAGCTTCGTCTCATGCGCGGCTAAGAATGAGGCCGTTGTGCCGGCGAGCACCGAGTTGTATGCCTCGACGTCGACACCGATTTCGAGATTTACAGTCGCTTTGAACGTCGCCTCGTCTGCGTCGTCGAGTATTGAGCGCGCGAATGCAGTCAAGGGCGCGACTGCATACACATCCGAGGCCGAGGTGTAGATCATCCGGTCGGCGGCGGTGGTGAGGCCGGCTATTGAGGCGAGCCCGGCGTCGTAGGCTTGAACGTCAGTGCCGGGCACCACTTCGAGCGTGCCCCGAGCAAGCGCCGCGTTCGTGTCGTCGAGTAGGGTTTGTATGAATGCAGGTACAACGGTTTCCGCTGTCGAACCGGCATGTGAGGCCGTCGTGTAGTATGGCGCATCGGTGAAGGCTGACCCAGCGCCCGACAGGTCGGACACCGCCACCGGCTGGTATTCGCTCGCGGTTGCGTTCCAGCTGAGAATATTGCCGTCCGCGAGACCCGTCTCATTGACGTTGTCGACACCGCCCAACACATCGAGCCCGAGTGTTGCTCGGGCTGCTATCGCGTTCGCGTCGTCGAGTAAGGTTCGCCCGAATGCGGTTAGGTCGAAGTACGCTGCCACACTTTCGGCGGTGAAATAGAGCCCCTTATCGGCGGCCGAGGCCCCGAGTGTAAGAGTTGCGAGTGCGACGAGGTTCGCGTCGGTGAGTGAGAATTGAGTGCCGACGAAGCCCATGCCGGAACCAGCCGAGAAAAACTTGGTCGCGCCCTCGCTATCATCCCAAAACATTCCGCGGTCGCCGCCCGGGTCGGCAAGTGCCTCAATTCCCAAGTGCGATAGTGCGGCCTTGGCTTGGCCCGAGGTTCCGAAATCCCAAGAGATCGTTGTTGTATTGGTTGCCACGCGCTCGCTATCGAGACCCGTCTCGCTTGCCGCCGTAATGAATTGAGCCGACTTGTCCGCGTACACTGTGCCGAAGTTGGCCGCGTTGTCGAACAGAAACCGGATGGCCTCTTGCACGGTCGAGGCTGGAATGTCGGTGCTCGGGTCGAAGCGGTCTTTGATGGCCGCCCCGCCCTGCAACTTGTTCTTGAAAAATGCCACCGATTAGCCCCCAAATGTTATAAAGACAGAAGGCCCGCGCGGGTTGTAGACGATCACGATCACGCCTTGCGCACCCGAACCTCGGGCCCCGCCGTTTGTTACGTCCGCACCGCCGCCGCCGCCGCCGAACAGTCCGCCGTTGCCAGCCTGCAAGGTGCTGAAAAACCGGCCGTTCGTGGCCCCGCCACCGCCGCCGCCGCCGGATTGGTCGTCGATGTCGGTGCCGTCCGCACCATCGCCGCCGTGCGCGTCGCTTGTGAACCCAGTGCCGCCGCCGCCGCCACCACCCGAGCCCGACGTTGCATCTTGCCCGACGTTACTCATGCCGAGCACGCCACCCGCACCGCCGCCGGACCCATCCGGCCCGCCGCCGCCGTCGCCGCCGGTTGATGCTCCGACGCTTGCCGTGGCGAGGCCCCCGACTGTTGAGCTTGCGCCGCCGGCACCGCCGCCGCCGCCGCCGCCGACTTGATCGTCGGCGCCCCCGAGAGCATCGTAAATACCTCGGCCGCCGACTTCCCCGTCGCCAGCAACGCCCGCCGCACCGCCGCCGCCGCCACCCGCTTGTGTTGAGTTGCTTGTACCGCCATCACCACCCGAGTATTTCGTATCGCCGTGCCCGGATGCCGCCGCACCACCTACGCCGCCCGTTTGAGCCGAGCCCACGCCACCGCCCTTGGCCAATGCGCCCTCGCTCGTGCTTGTCGGCGCCGAGCCCGTGTTCGAGATCCATGTGTCTTCACCGGCAACACCACCCGAGCCGCCGTCACCAACGCGATATGTCAGGGTGTCGCCGGGTTCTGCAACGAAGTTCGAGAGCTGCGACATGGCCCCGCCGGCCCCGCCGGCACTGTCGACGCCCCCGGCACCGCCGCCGATTGCGTATATCTCACTAATGGGCCCCCAATCGCTCGGGAGTACCGTGGTAAGGTCCGACCCGGTAGTGGTCAGATATATGGTCTTGGTGCTCATTTCCGGGTGTGGCTCCGACTAGATGGCGAACGGTTGTTTTTCGCCGGGCGGTTCTGCTTGGTCCTTGGTATTTTTTTGTCTGCAAGCCGCCGGCCTATTCTAAGCGCCTCGGGCGCCTTGCGTTCGAGTTCGATTTGCTCGGCTTCCGAGAGCGAAAGCACGGTTTGACTGGTCAACGCGACATGCGCGCCGTCTTCGTCGAGCGTGGCAATCACCCGCGACCGGAATTCAGGTGACGCCGGAATGAGCGCTCTGAGTAAGCCCGTCGCATATGCGTTGCGGCGGTGGTGCGTCGACATTGCCGCCTCGAACACTTCAAGACATTCGAGCAACGAAGCCTCGGGGTTCGTTTTCAAGTACTGCCGCCACAACTTCATTCCGGGACAAGGGATGTCCGGGTTCGAGCTTGCACGCGCGATGTTTGCGCGTGCCCAATCGGTAACGTGATCGAAAGCGTCTTGCCCCGAGGCATCCATGTTCCACTTCATTAGATAAACCGATCCACCTTTAGCGACAGCGTAAAGCGCGTAATGGTCGCCACACTATCGACATTGACCCGGATGATGTCGCCGGCCGCGACGGCCGTTGTCCACCCGGTCAAGGTCGTGTCTTGAGCCTTGACCGCGCTCGACAGCGTCGGCTTCGCACTTGCCGTGATTGTGTCTGCAACTGTCGGGGGATAATTCGCGTAAGTGTCTTTCCACAAATCGATGACAACCGAGCCCGTTGCGTCGGCAATGAGGGTTGCGCCCGTGATTGTGCAAGCGAACGGTATCTCGATATCGCCTTGCACACCGGTTGCGACTGCGATGCCGTTGTTGTCCTTGACGAACGTGATTGAGGTCGTGCCGGCATCAAGCTCGAACGTCCCGGCGGCCGTCTTTCGAACAACGCCGTCGGTTCCCGCAAGAGCTTCGATCGCGGCTAGATCCGGGCTGTTGCCCGAGGTGAGAGCATCACCGCCGAAATCGCTCACGAGCCATCCGTCGGCGGTCGCGTCGTAGGTGAACCCATAGATGCGCCCGATCGCACACGCACCCGTCGGCACGTTCGTCGGCACGTTGTCGATCAGGATTTGCTTTGCGGTTAGACCGTCAACAGCAAGCGTTGGATCAACGAGCGAGGCCACGTTCATGCGGGCTCGGAAGAACAGCCCGTCGGCAAGCGCCGCAAAGACTTGGTTCGTTGTCGCGGTGAACGCCGTCGCTGTGCCAGCGAGTTCGATGTTGCCGGACAGATCATCGCGAAACTTTGCAACGGCTGCCATCACCGCCCGCGCCGAGCCGTTGATCGAACTCGGGGCTTGTCCTTCGGCAAAGTCGATTGTGCTGTCGGCGTTGTCGTTTTCGCTGGCCGTTTGCGACCATCTGTTCAAGGTCATTTTTTCAGTATCCTATCGGAAAGCTTTGCCGAACATGAGCCGCAAGAGGTCGAACGGGGTCTTTTCCTGTTCGGGTCTCATGCTCTCTTTATCGAGCGTGGGTTGGCCTTGGTTCGGGTCGTGCTCGATCGCGAGCGGGTTGCCGGCGTTGGCTTGCGCTGCCATCTTGGGAAGCTGTTGCATGATGCCGGGTTGACTGAAATCGGGCCGGGCGCCGGCTTGCCCGGTTTCAAGGGGGAGGCCCGACATTTGCAGGGCATGAGCACGAGAGAACCGAGGATCTTCCGAGCCTTGGGAGTTGCCGCCGAATAATGATGATTTCGCCATGTCGAATAGTCCTATCGTTGAAACTTCGCACGCTGCGAAAGTATGGCCTGTAAGAAGTTCGGATCGAATTCTTGCCCGTTCGCCATGAGCGTTTTCATGGCGTTTGCGGCCGGGTCTTGCTCGGGTTGCGGCATGTTCCCGAATGGGCCCGAGCCTTCGGCTTTCTCTTTGCCGCCCGACCCACCGCCACCGCCGCCGCTGGTGATTGCCTTGAGAGCCGTGCTTGCTATCATTTCAGGGGTTAGGGTGCCGCCGACCGCGCCGCCGGCTAACTTTCCGAGCGGACCAAGTTGCCCGAGTAACGACGGGATCGACGATGCGAGCCCACCGAGGCCGCCGGCTGCACCGGCCGCACCGGCCGCACCGGCACCGAGACCAGCGGCACCGAGCCCGGCGCCGGCCGCTCCGATTGTGGGCATAACCGCCGACAAACCGCCTGCGAGTAATGGGAGAGCTTTTGCCATGTCATCTTCCGAACTTTGGTTTTGCTGCGTTTGCTAGGATCGCTTGGATTGACCCGAGCCCAACTTTCGAATTCGGTTGCGGGGCCCGAGCGGGGATGATCTGAGGGCGAGGCGCCGGTGGTGGCTTAGGCAATATTTGCTTGGCAATCCCAACGAGATCGCCGAGGCCCATATTGTCTTTTGGCGTCTGGCCGGCCCCTTCCTCTTGGGCAATCAACGCGCCCCAATTGGTGCCAGCGCCGCCGCCCCCGGGGCTTGCGGGTGGTGGCGTGTAAGGGTTGCGGATTTCCGCCCCATCCTCGTCAATGTCCATCGTGTATAGGCTGCCATCTTCGGCCGTCTCGACCCGAGGCGCATCGGCACCGCCGCCGCCGTTCGTGCGGCCGTAACGACCTTTCCACCAATCGAGGAAATCACCCGACCGGACATTCTCGACCGTGCCGTATTGAGCTTTTGCGGCGTCGGGTAGGTTTCCCCAAATCGCTTTCTTGGCCCATTTCTCGCCCTTCTGTCGACCTTCGAGGGTCGACGCCATCGAAGCCCATGCCGGGCGCTCTCGGTCGGCATTGTGTGCCGCGAAACCACCAACCCCTTGTTGGTGCGTCGTGTATAGTTCCCAAGGTTCCGGGGCTCGGCCGTGACGTCGTTGGAAATCGTTCTGCAACGCCTTGATCTTGACGGCGCCCGCGTTCAAGTTGGCTTGCGGGTTGTATATGTTGCCAGTGCCGCCGTATTTCCTGAATTGCTCATCTGAGAGCTGAGTGAGCCCCTTATATGAGCCCGTGGTGGTGGTCGGGTCGAACCCGCTTTCGAGTTCGACGAATGAGCGCAAGGCGTTTGGGTCAACGCCGTGTTTTGCGGCGGCTTGCGCAATCAACTGCTCGATCAATTTACGATTACCGGCCATTGTTCTGTTGCTCCATGATGTCATTGACCACCGCGTCGCCGTCGCCGCCGGCCTTGTCGATTTGCTTGGCAAGTTCACGCAAGAGGACTGTCAGAGATTGCCCCGCCACACGGTTTCGAGCGTCCCGAACACCCGCACCGCCCCGGCTCAAGTGCCGAGCTACTCGACCCAGCGCCCGCACAACCCGAGGCGATGAGAAATAGCGCATGGCGCCGTGTCCGCTCAATCCAATGGCAACCGTTGCGACTGGGTTCGTGGCGAATCCAGCGGCGGCGGCGGCCGTTGTTGCGACTGTACCCGAGCCCGAGGGGTTGCCGACTGATCGGCTTGCCGCTGCGTAGTCGGTCATAATTCTCGACAGGTCGTCAAATTCCCGAGCGAGTTCGGGTCCGAATAGCGTGTTTCGGCCGTTCGGACTGAGCTTTTGCAATTCCTTTGCCCACTTGAGCGGGTCGAATGTCCCGGCGGCCGAGCGGCCCATGTTCTCGTTAACGGCTCGGGCCATTTGCGACCACTCATTCGCCCCGATTGCCGTTTGAAGGCGCATAAGGTTCGCACTGTCGCCGGCCCCGGTGCTCTTGGCCATGCTGTGCATCTTGTTAATGACGTTCTCGCCCGACTTCGCACCCGCCACGATGTCCTTGCCGAGGATCTTACCAACGGCTGCCCGAATGGGTGCGTGATGCTCTCGGAACAAAGCTTTCGCGGCGTTGTTCGCGGCCACGGCCGGCGCCCCACCATGCCGAGAAATCAATAGTTCGACGTCTTGCAGTAGCGCGGCGGCGGCTCTCTTGAACCCCGGTTGCGCGGTGCTATCGGCTGCAACGGCCATTTGCGGCTTGCCGAGCTTTGAGACGGCCTTGCGCAATACTTCGGCGCCTTCGACTGTTATGCCGCCGGGGTTCGTGGCGGCCTCGGTGATCATGTTCAAGACGGGTTGATTGATGCTGGTGAAAGACGCTGCATCTTCGGCGCTTAGGCTGTCGAGTATGCGAGTAGTGTGCGGCAAGTCGCCGGTCTGCGCTCGACCTAATGGCCCGAGTGCCCTCGGAACCGCGTCGTATGCCGCCGCCGCCTCTCGCTTTGATGTACCCGTAACCCATCCCCGAGCCGATGTGGCGGCTTCGTCACCAGCTTGCCCGATAGGAACCTCGGGCCCCGAGCGAGCAACGGCGCCCGTGATGTTGTCAGATATGGCTTGCCGGCCCTCTTGATGTGCTCGCTGCAACGGCGCCCCGACGATAGGCATGTCGGCGCCGCGTCGAGCCGTGAATGAGGTCGCTCGGCTCACGAGGCCGTCATTCGGGTCAAGGGCTTTTGGTATGTTGATTTGTGGCGCATCCGGCGCGCGCGTGGCGTTGATCCGCGCGGCCTGAGCTGCGAGCCGATCGTTGGGGTTCCGCATACCCGCCGCCACGGCGCGCGCTGGTGCTCGGCCGGCGGGGATGGCGGCCGATGCGATATTCAAGGCCCCGGATAGGGTGTCGCCTTTCTCGACTTGGCCCTTGCCCTCTTCAAACGCGAGAGCTTGCCCGAGGCCGGGCACAAAGTCGGATACCGATATATTCTCGGTGCCGAGGCCCGACGAGCCAACGAGGCCCGAGGCGATCTTGCGGGCTTGATCTTCCCCAATGCCGAGACTTGTTGCGACGTCAGAAATGGCCCCGCCGATGCTGTCACGCCACGATGGATCATAAGCCGAAGCCGATACACCGGGCGTTGCGAATTGAGAGCCCGGCGGGAACCGCTCGCCCATAGCCTTTGCCATGACATCATCAGGCGTGCCGTCCGGGAATTCAACGATCGAGCCGTCGGGGGCTTCTATCTGTTGCGCCATTACTCGATCTTTCCGGTTGCCGGGTTGAATTTACGGATCACGGTCGGCTTGCCGCCCGGGGTTTGTCCGGGGCCCGTGACAGTGACACCCGATGCGGCGCCCGTGACAGGGTCGCGAGTTGCTGCACCGCCCGAGAGCCGGCGCAACACATCGCCCGCCGCCTCTAGCGTCATGGCCTTAGTGTCACCACGTCCAACAAGGGCGTTTTGCTCAAACTTAGACAGGTACTCTGTCAGGTTTTGAAGCTTCTGTTTTGCGGAGTTCGCATCGTCCATTGCACCCGGCAAGAATAGCCGTGTGTATTGTGCAAGCTCGGCCGGTGGTGCGGCGGCGCCGGTCATGGCCCGCAACGCACTCTCGATCGCTGTCGAGACTTGTCGGGTTGCTCGACCAACTTCACCCGTGAGCGTCGACAAGTCGACAGTGCTTTGCCCGGCCATCAACGACTGGACGCCTTGCCACATCGACCAATCTTTCGTCAGAACGTCGGTTGCGGATCCGAGCCCCTTCATTGCGGTTTGGATCAGAGCGACCTTGCCCGCGACTTCGGCCGGAATTGGTTTCTTATATCCGGGCATTTCCTCGACACCCTTGCGAGGGTCCGCCGGGTCGATGTAGCGCCACCCAGCCGGCGGCTTTGCTGCGTCGGCAACCTTGCCCGGCGCGGGTCCGCCGATTGGCTTGTAGTCGCCCGTGTGCGGGTCTATGAGCACGGTTTGCTTTTTACCGTCGACATAGATTTCCTTGATCTGGTTCTTATTCGGCGTGCCCTTCATTTTGCCAAACAGAAACTTTGTCGCCGCCTCGGGCGATCGGGAAAGCATGAACGCCTGTTCTTCCGGCACGCCGTTCTTTGTGAGCGACTGAAATATCATCTGTCGATTGCGGACTTTGGCGCCGTGCTGCTGCTGCCGGGCGGCGTTCGGGTCGTCGCCGGTCCATACTTGTTGAATGAGGTCGCCGAGCCCACCAAGGGGCCCGGAACCAGCTTGAGCGGGTCCGGGTTGCGGAGTGCTAGGACCACTACGCGCAACGCCCGGTGGAGGGGCACCGACGGGTGTTGCACCGGGCCCGCTCAATCGTGAGGCCGTGGGGATGTAGTCGCCCCCCGTGCCAATCACATTCGGGTCGACGAATTGCTCGAACCCGGGGATGTCGGAAAGCTGTTTCTGGAATTCGGGTGATTTCTGGCCACCGCCCTGCATCATTGCAATCAACTTATCAATCATCGGTTTGCCTTGTTTGAGTTGTTACACTTTCCGAAACAACTGGATTAGTCAGCAAGCGTTCTTTGTGTTGCGAGGTCGTAGTCGACCATCTTCATGCCGTGCATTTCAGACACGGCCTCGGGCACTCGACCGGCGACGTCATCCGCCATGCAGCCGATATGAGTTCGAGGGTGTCCGATGTATTGGTACGAATAGACCGCGAGCCCGTTGTCGAGGGCGCCGACCTTCTTGACGTTGCGCTTGAGGCGGCGGTCCGAAAATAAGGACATCTTGGCCTTGCTCGTGCCCGTGCCCGTGGTTGTGCTCGACGACGTGCCACCGAGGCCCGCACCCGGGAACAAGATTGAGGCAACGAGCGCGATGTCTTCGTAAGGCACTGACTTGATCTGTTGATCGAGATCGACAAGGCGCTCGCCCGAGTAGTTGAGCCCGTCGAGCGCAGATTGCCCCATCTCGGTCGCTTGAGCGCCATAGAGCCCTTGCGCATCGGTTGCGCCTTGTGCGAGCGGCGTGAGCTGCCCGAGGGCGTCCATTTGAAGGCCCTGCTGCTTGTTGTATTGGTCGAACAGGATCGGCAACTGAGCTTGCGCAACGCCGCGTGCGGCGGCTTGCTGGCCGTACGCATTGCCCGTGATGTCTCTACCCGCGCCGGCAAATGCTGAATTCACTTGATCGAAAGCATTGTCGCCGACCAAGTCGAGCATCGCTTGCATTTGCGGGTTCTGCATCGGGTCGAGGTAGTCACCGCCCGCGTATTTCCCGAGCCCTTCCGAGGCTTTGTCGTATGCACCGGCAACTCGACCGTCCGCGCCGGCTTCGTTGTATAACCAATCTGTTTGGTTGGCTTTGTTCTGTGTCCAGGGATCGCCAGCAAGAGCGTTCGACTTCAAGCCGCTGTATGCGGTTTGCTGATCAGGCGACAAGCCAATCCCGCCCGCATCGCCAAGCATTCCGATGAGGTCGTTAAGGTATGGCTTTGTCGGGCCCCAAGGCTCGGTCTTCGAGTTCGATGTCGAGGTCGAGCTTGTTGTGCCCTTGCTAGATTTTCCCATAACTTAGAGTTCCCGCTCGAACAAGCAATCGCCATGCTCGTCTGTTTTACGAATGGTGAAGGGCCCGAGCGGGGCGTATGCCCGTGCAAGAGCCTTGCGACCGCGAAATATGATACGCTTGGCTTTGTTGGCTGTTGCCCACTCGACCATCAACTCGCTCACTAACTCGACCCACTCGTTCAGCCCCTCGCCACCCATCCCGTGAATATCCATTGCCAGTTCGCCGGGGTTGTCGGCGTCATTGAGAAACGTCGTACAGAAGGCGGCAATGACGTGCGGGCCCTTCCACACAGCCCAAACTTGCGTAAGGCCCTCCATGACGAGCTTGGCCGAGCGATCGAAGTCGAAATCCGGGTCGACATCCATACCCTTAGCCAGCGGAACCGATATGTATGGCCACATCGGCTCAATCATGTCCGGCGGCACCGGTAGCACCCGAATTGTGGTGTCCGCCATAAAGTCGGGTCGAGTGTTCGGCAACTCGGGTTGTGTTTCTTGCGTGTTCATCCTAGTCCCACCCAAAAGAATGTCTTGTCGGTATCAGCATCGCTCGGATGCGTGACTGTGAATTGGCCCTGTACCACTGCCGAAATGTAACAAGACGCGAAATCGGCGGCGGCGTTGGCCGTGGTCGGCATTAGAAAGACTTTGGTGTCGGGGGCGACCGTGATCGCCTCAACAACCGTTGTTGTCTCGTTTGCACGAAGCGTGACGGCGCCGACCGCATTCGAGCGGCCTTCGAACAGGTCACGGATTGCCGTGTTTGTTCGAAATGGCCGTTCTTCGTATAAATGCGGAGGGTTGCCGCTCATCTCAGTGCCTCAAGTGTCTCATCAGGGTCGCTCTCGCGATTAGGCGTCTCATTCGTCGAATTCGACCCTGTTTAGACAGGGGTTGGGGTGTCTCTCTCGGGTGCCTCGTCAGGGAGTACTCAGAAGAGACGCCCGGTTTCTAGTCGTCGGGAAGCGATATGCGTTCGGGCTCGAACACCGCTCGGTTCATCCACATAAAAGCGCCTTGCAATTCTGTTAAAAAGCCCTCGTTGGTTTCTTCGTTCATCATCAAGCCCCTTTCGTTAGCTGCCCATCGTCGGCAACGGGTTGAGTATTTCCACAGCGCCGTTGCAGTGAACCCACCGCGCCGCATACTCGGGATGTATGACGACCCACCCTTCCCGAGACGGGTGTCGGGTGATGCGTGAGCCCTTGGCAAGACCCATCAACACTGAAAGCCCCGCGTCGATTTCTTCCGGGTAATCGTGCAACGGTTTCGTGGCCTCTTGCGCCTTGCTCTCGGCCGTGGTGAATTTTTCATAGTCAATCACTTCGGTCATCGTCTTCCCTTTCTTCCGACGTCCGGCTCGACGGCGGTCGCATACGTCCATTCGTCACCCGCCGAAATGGTGATCCTTGCCCGCCCCGCTCGGGTCGACACTCGGGCAGGCACGAACCCTTGCGTGTTGATCGCTTGCTCGGTGCTGTAGACCGGCGTTGCGTTCAAGTTTTCCCGAGAGCCTATTGCGCCGACAACGGCGTCGGCGTCGGTGATGGGGTAGAAACCCCGCACAAACATGCGCTTCGAGACGGCGGATTGCTCGGCCGTTTCGAGTGTCGCCTCAAGATTGGCGCCCGTGAAGAACCCGAGCTTAAAGGTGGTATCCACCATCGAGAAAGCCGGAAGGGTCGCGGTGTCGAATGCGTCGAGTGACACGGGCAGGTCGTCGATCGACCCGGCCACGTACCCGCCCGAGACATAGGCGTTCGCGAACGTCGAGCCCTGCAAGTCGATGTGTGTCGCATCGATCACCGTGATCGTGTGCGACCCGTTTGCCTCGGTGGTTCCGGTGACTTCGGCGACGACCTTGATGTCGCCAGTTGTCCAGGCGGCGGATGATGCGACAGTGAGCCGGACAAGGCCCGCGCCGTTGTCGGCGGCGCCGCTGATCACAACCGAGCCGATCGTGTCAAGGCTTTCCAGGGTAAACCCGGGCTTCGCTAATTCAGCCACGAATTCGCCAACCAAATCAAGCGGCGTCCATCGATCCATTAGCCAGTCATAGGCGAGAGCCTTGTCGAATTGGGTCGTGAGAGCCGAGGCGAGCGACTTGTACGTGAACAGAACGAGGTGTGTTTGCGGATCACTCGACCCGAACACAAGGCCCTTTTGTGCGCTGTCATAGTCGGCAAGAAAGGTTCGATCGACCCGCTCGCGTCCAATGAACGTGATTTCCCCGTTTTGGTTTGCCGAGACGAAGCCCCGAGCCGAGAGCCAGAACATTTTATTGTTGACGTAGGTGATCGAATGCGGGGCGATGCACCCGACATTGTTCGCAATCCGATCGATCGAGAAGATGATTTCAGAGCCGGGCTGATAGATCATCCGACGCACCGCGCCCTCTTGTATAATGATACCAAGCTCGCCACCAACCACGCCAGCAAGGGCCCCGCCATCGGGTAAGTCTTGATAATCAGAGTACGACGTCCCGGCGGTCCACCCGGTGATGTCGTTCAATGCGGACCACACGACCCGGTTCGGGTTGTCGAGGATGCCCGAGAGAATGACGAACCTATTCAAGATGGTGATGTGCGCAGCTTGCGGCGGTGACCCGCCAAGGTCCGCGAATGCGCCGCCGCTGTTGACGTCGACAACTTGCGGCGCCGCGTTGACTTGTACCGCGATCACCTTGTCGTTGAATTGCGCGAATTCCCACCGAGCTTGCGCGCTCACCGAGGTGTAAGTGCCCGCACCGAGAGAGACGTCGCTCCATTCGAAGGTCGTATTGTCGAGCAAGTACAGCTTCGTGGCTGTGCCCGCATAGATCGCGATCGTTTCATCGGTCTTAGTCGCAAAGAAATAGCCACGACAACGCGCCGGCAAAGCGTCGGTGAATTCCTCGAATGACTTGAATGGTCCGTAGCCATCCGCTCGGGGTACGACGTTCTGAATAGACGAGCTGAATTCGCCGTTGAGGTCGTTGAGGTCCGGGCGGTATTCGCCGAAAGCGAGCTGTACCATGTCTCAAAATTCCATCGGTTGAATGCGGTTGTTGCCAATTCGCATAAGCATCGCCGATCGACTGTCGAGCTGTTCGCTGGCCTCGTCAGTCGCTTGTGACATGGTTTTGGCCGTCTCATCTTCATAGAGAACGTGCATTGCCAACTCTAGCTTGGCCCGAGATCGGATAAGCCGAGCGGCGTGTGTCATCCAAGGGTTGTTTGCTTCGTCATCCGTTGCCGGCGCCGCAACCTTAACCGAGCCCGCAACCCGAACCGTTCGGACATCGTTCGGGATCGGGTATAGCCTCAATTGCTCGTTGTAATACGTGTACCAAGACGGCTGTCCGATCGAGGTGCCGTTCGTGCTCGACCATTCCATCTCATCGGGTTTCATCGCAATTAGGGTGTAGGGCTGGTCCCCATAATAGATCGTGACGTAATCAATCTTTTGCAGGTTCGCGAACGCGGCGACGTCGTTCTCGTCATAGAATTCTTGCGAGGCGACAGTCGAGAATGTGATCGCCCGGGTCTCATTGAAGAAGTACCTTTGGTCTTCGTATGCCTCGATCGCGTCGCTGATCGAATAAGCGATTTGACTGGTTAGGTCACTTCGAGCCAACTCGTCGGCAATTCGAGCTTTCATAATAGCGAGTGTGGTCATTTGCTCATCTTCCATTCACCCAACGGGGCGGCGTTCACCGTGCGAGGGTTTTCATGCGATGACTTGACCCGCCTCGGGTCGCCGGGGTTTTCAGCACATCGCCAGCCGAGAGCGGTGTTCACTTGCTCGGTTCGCGCACACCAAAATTCGTGGTCTTTCCGAGCCCATGCCCCGGCTCTAATCGCCCCGACACCGGTCTCGTTTTTCGACACCCGTCTTTCGAGTGAATTGCCGAGGCGCTCTATTTGAAGCCCGAGGGTCGATTGCACTGTGTCGATCTTGTGCCCGAGTGTCGTGAGCTGTGTCGCTGCAAACGCGGCGGCGACACCCACGGTTATGATTGCCCCGAAGAACATCACAATTGGCATGGTGAGCTTGTTGATGCTCGTCTCGCGGGGCCCGGTGTTCATTATGAAAGCTTGCTCGGGGTAGTGCGGCGCATATTGCGGCGGCGACGGGGGCGACTGGCCAGCACCCGGCGGCCGGGCACCAGGGACATAATGCGGAGCGTTCGAATACTGGCCAGACATCGGTTAGCCCTCGATTTCAAGGGTAACAGTGAATATCTCGGCGCTTGCCGGCGTATAGGCAGCCAATGCTTCGAGCAAGCCGTACACGATCGAGCCCGAGGCGGGTTTGCTGAAACCAATCGCGGCGGCGGCGCTTATCTGAGCAAGGCCGGCGGCGGCGTCGACAATCCCGCCCGAGGTCATGTCGAGCGCGATTGACCCGAGATACGAGGCCGTGTTGGCCGAGACTGACAAAGCGGCGTTGTCGCCACCCGCAACCGTGGGCAGTTCGTCGAATAGGTGCAAAGAGAATGAGGCGTTCGTGGCACTCGAAGCGCCCTTGTGAATTCGGGCCCGTCGGATGAGACCCGAGCGACCCACGCCCATGACGGAAAACTTGAGCGGTGCAACCGACCCGGCGGTGACCGTATCCGCCACGAGATCGGCGATGGTGTACGCCGTGGTGTTGGCCGGGCGTGTGAAGAAACTAGAGGGCGTGATCATGTGCATTGCGCAGCGTCCTGAGACTGAGGAAAGTAAGCGACGGGGCCCGAGTGAACCCCGCCGTAATTTTTGGGCTTTTAGCCGTCGTTATCGGGAATGTACGCGATCACAATTTCGGCCTCGCCAACCGTTGCGGCTGTACCAGTGAGAACAACCGTCGCCGTAATCTCGGTATCAGCCGTCGCCCGGAACAAGCCCGTCGCGCCTTCGTCGGCGGCCACGAACCCGACCGTCCCGAGCGCCCCGAGCGTCATAAACTCGTCGGGATCATCATTGCCATCGTCGGCGCCGATGTTAAGGGTGTTGGTTGAGCCGGCGTCGAATGCCGTCACGACATGCGCGCCCGAGATAGGTTGCATGATGAGCGCGCCTTCCGGTATCCAGCCAACCGTGACTTCGGACCCGTCGTCGGCAAAGCCGACAGTTTTGCGCAAATAGTGGATTTGCTGTGTGTGATACTGCCGGGCAACGCTTCCCGCTGTGTTGGTGGTCATTTGGTTCAATCCTTGTGTATGAGAATTCGGGTTCCCGAGCCCGAGGGTCGGGCTAGGGTGTAATCAGCTTCGGGCTAGATTAAGAAGATGCGACCGCATAGGAGGACATCACGACAGTTCCGAAGTCGACGCTGTTCCAAACACATTTTTTCATGCCCCAAATCTGCCAAGCAGACACTTCGAGCTTGCGCTTGTGGTCGAGCAATTCTTCATTCCAGCGGGCGCGTTCTTTGCCCCCTGATTTGCCGAACCCAACGGCCGCCGCCTGAGCACCAAGCAACACCGCACGACGTACAGTCGTGACAGCCGTACCGTCGGCCGAGCTTACGCCCTGAGTGACGTCTTGATTGGATCGCAGAATGCATCCGTTGTACTCGCCAAGAGCGCCGGTGTAGATCGGGTTCTTAGTGTCGTTGCCACCGGCAAGGGCTGCCTGCTGAATAGCATTCCATTGCGTCGTACCGGATGCTGTGCGCAACGATGTGACTTGGAATGGGTGCAAGTAAACGACATAGCGGTCTTGGCCCTTGATCTTCATCGGGCGGACCTTCTGAGAGCCGACCTTGGCAGCCTCGACGGCTTGGTCGATCACTTCGAGCGTGAAGGTGTCGGCCGACGTAATGTTCTCGTCGTTCGCGCCCGTGCCCGTCACGATCTGACGTTCGAGGCCCGTGCCCGAGGCAACACCCGAGACCGCGTTCATGCCCGTGTATTTGGTATTCGTTTGAGGCGTGTACCCGCACACCTGTGCAAAGAAGCTGGCAGAAAACCGGTCCGCCCACCACTCACCGAGAGCGTCTTTGCACTGTGCTCGCAAATCCCAAGGGACGCGCTGCTGATCGATCGTATTTTCAGATCGAGCACCCACCACATGACCGAGTTCGTTAATCACGAGTGCATCGCTGTAGACCGACAGGCTTTCGCCGTTGCCTTCGGCTGTTTCGTTTTCGGTGATGCCGTCACCAGTCAGTCGAGCCCGCAACGAACAAGTAATCTTGTCGCCGTTGCCCTTCTTCATGTCTTCTTTGAGGTGGATGATTGAATTGTCGTCGGTGCCCATGAGCGGCGCGATGTCGAGATTGTCCCGCATTGCGACTGTCATGTATTTTGACCAAAGTTTTACGGCCATTGCGTCATTGACGCCAAATGTTGTAGTCGACATAGTTACCCCTTTCGGGTGCGCTTAGGTTTAAGATTGCCTATAACGGGGCAAAGAACCGAAGCGGACGGGGTAACGGCTGTCTCGCGTGCCGAACGGTTGTCGAACCGATAGTCGAAGAACGCAAAGGGGCCATTGCGAGCGCTGGTTTTGGGAAGGGTTAGAAGTGATTTGGCGGGAACTATCGGGTGGCGGCCCGATGCAAACTATCCGCCCTGCATCATCTTCTTGAATGCAGCGGGAGATTTCTGCGAAAACGCGAACATCTCGTCGTCTGACATATCGAGCATTTGCTCGAATGTCAACCCCGCATCTGTCTGCCCGGCTCCTTTTCCGGTCAAACTCGTTGATTGGTCTTGCACAGCCCGGATTGTCGCGACTTTCTCGGCTGCGGCGGCTGCGGCGGCGGCAACGTCGGCGGCTGGATCCGCTGCGGCTGCTTTCGCGTATCCTCGGGTCGTCGCCAAATCATAAATGATCTGAGCCGGCGACTTCTGTTGTGCGAGCGCGTTTCGCACGAGATCCATCTCTTGCTGCTTGATGTAATTCTCGCGTTGGTCGGCGTCGGTTATGCCTTGGGTTTCGAGTTCCCGGTGCATCTGAGCCTTGACAAACTTATACGCATCCGGGAAATCGGGCGTGTCTTGGTTGAACCTCACCGCGTCTTGCACATAGGCGTTCTGCACTTGGGTGAATTCAGCGCTTTGCGTCGACGCTGCTTGCTGATCCTCAAGCTGCTTTTGCAACTTCGTAATGATCGTGTTTTGCTGTTTGACATACCCGAATATGTCTTCTTCCGGGTCGATAGGTGCCTCGGGCGCGGCCGGCGCCCCCGGCGTACCGGGTTGACCCGGCTGGCCTTGTTGTGATGCCGCGAAACCAAGCGCCGCATTAAGTGCCTCGATCTTCCCCTCGACAGTTGCCCGAGCGCGGGTTTCTTCGAGGTATTTGCTTTCGATTTCTTGGCGACGGGTTCGCTCTTTGTGCAACGCGGCATGGGGGACAAAGCGGCCCGTGGCCTTGTCCTTCACCCGCCCGTCGGCATCGATTACAATCTCATTGTCTTCCGGCTGTTCGTCGCCGGCTGCAATATCTGTAACGGCCGGGTCAGGCGCGGCCGGGGTTGCTGGTGCCGGGGCGACTGGTGCCTCGGGCTCGGCCGGGGGCAACTCGTGCGCGCCGGCCGTGTCGAAGTGCGATTGCTCGTCGGCGGTCAAGATGTCGCCGAAGATGTCTGCCGATGGTGCGACGGCTTCACCGCCCGTTTCTGGTATTGTCATGGTAGTCTATCCCCTTATTCAGCCTCACCCCGAGCCATTCTCGCGGCGTATTCCTCAAGATCCGGCACGGCCGGAAGCGGTGGCCCGCCTTGCGGCACGGCCGGCATTTGTGGCGGACCCGCGCCGGCTATCAGATCAGAGAGCGCGGCACCCGCATCGGGTTGAATTGCCATACCCTCGGGTCCGACACCCGTGTCGCTCGGGTTAGCCGGTTCGCCCTCAATAGCGAGCGCCTCGGCTTCCCTGATTTCAGCATCGGCAACTGACACGCCGGCCTTGATCAAGTCTGTAATGCCCTGGATACGAGTGCGGTCGGCTGTCGCCTTGTCTTTCTCGACTTTCGCGTCGCTCTCGAATTGGGCTCGTTTCTCGGATGCGATGGCCGCGATCTTCTGGAACTGTTTCGCTTCTTCGGCTTCCGGGTTCGGTTGGTTAGCTTTCTCCATCATTTCGCGGAAAGCAGTTACCAGCTTCGAAGGTAGCGGGCTGAATTCGAGGATCGTGAGTACAGCCTCGGGTGTCAGCATTTCCTTGAATGCTGGCATCACTTGCTGGATTGTCGCCCAAGTCTGCTCCTTAGAATTCGCACTCGTTGGGGCTTCGTCGACAATAACTTCGTACTCGCCCGCCGTCTCGTCTCGTAACAACGGCTTGAGTTCCTGAACGCCCTCTTTGCCCGAGACCCGGATCAAACGCCCGTCGCTCATGTAGCGCTGAATGATGTCAAGGCGACACCGCCCGACGTTCTTCGAGAACCGCCGCCGGCTATCCATGAGCGGGGCGAGAATGGTCATTGCGCTTTGTTTGCGGTGAGCTTCGAGCACACCCGGCTGGTTGACATCTCGAAGCCCGAGCATCTCCATGTTGATGCCGGTAACTTGCGGGATGCTGTCGACTGCGAATTGCAGCAAGTTTACATAGCCTTGCGGTAGACCGACACCCGGCTTTTGCATGATCTTGTTATTCGCGACGGCGCCCTTCTTAACCCACGTAATCGCGTCGGGTTGCGCATACGTCTCTTGAGCTTCCCGGACATCCTCGAAGGCGTCTTTCTCGGCAATGATACCGCCCTTGGCCGTGGTGTTGAGAATGTGCAGCGTTTGCGACAGCCACTTATTCCCCCACATTTGAGGGTCGCGCATGGTGGCGACGAGGCCGTACCAAGTGCCCTTGTTGCGGTCGGCTTGGCCGGTGATGCAGTTCATGGAAAACCGGTCTTTACAGAGTGCGGGCTTTACCTTCCCGAGCACCTTGTCGCCGATAAATGCTTGCTTGTAGACGCGGCGCTTCATTTCGGCTGTCTCGGCCGGCGGCATACCCGCCTCTTTGAGCCGGCGCGAATACTCGGTTAGTTGGTCGCTCTCGATATTCACGAGTTCACCCGTCGCCGGATCGGCAACTCGGTGATAAACCTCATTCTCGAACCACTGAGCTTGCACAATCCGAACGGTCTCTTTGCCCGTTGGGTGTTGGCTCTCACCGAGCTTGAGGCGTCTTTCCTCGACAGGTTTCGGATCGTCTTTGCCGTCGTCGACACCCATCGCCCATCCGCTCGCGTCGAGGTCGATGTCGTCTTCATCCGGAAACATTTCCCGAGCTTCCGAGAGCGGCATTTCTTTGACCCGGAAGATGCGACGGGCATCTTGCAGGTTCTTCGCTCGGGCGGTGTGGTCCCATACCATCTCAAGAGGCGAGAATTGCCGCTCGTTGTATTTTCCATCCGGGTCAATGTCGTGCTCGACCGTTATCTCGGTCCACCCCATGCCGCAAATTGTGGTGTCGTAAAATGCTTCCGATTGCTCATCTTCGGCGTCGCAACCGTCTGCCATCCACTGACTTGCCCCGCTCAATATCTCATTGGCTCGGACTTCCCCGGGTTCGTTCTTCCGGGGCAGAAACATGGTCTCTTGTCGAGTGTTGATTTCGAGCCCGCAGACGGCCTTGATGATCGGCAATGTGCGATTGAACGTGATCACCGGGCGCTTGCTGTCACTCAGTATGCGCTTATCGGTGTCGGTGAGCTGCTTGCCATTGACGAAGTCGAAGTCTTCCCGGGCTTGCTTGCGCCATGCAGCCGAGTGCGCAGCGTCGACGACATACCAGCCCTTAAGGGTGATGAAAATGCCTTCAAGGTCGAGGCCGTCGGCGACCGGCTGGTGTGTCTCGTTACCTTCGAGCGTCTCTTGCCCGGTGGCTTGTTGGTTCGGGATCATGTCGTTGGTTTCCTTTTGGCCGGGGCTTTCTTGCGGGTGGGCTTGGCGGATGGTGGCGGGATGTCGTCGCCGTCGTCATGGGTTGAATTGTCGGTCGGGTCGACGGGCGCGGTCGTGACCGTGTCGCCGTCCAGAGTAGGCTTTCGTGCCGCGGCGCGTGCCGCATAGTTCGGGCCTTCGAGTAGCTTCGCAATGTCCCGGGTGAGGCGTTCCACGAACCGAGGCTCGGGGTTACCGTCGAACAATCCGTTCTTGCGGTACTCTTTGACGATGCCGGCGACGAAGATTTCGGCTATCTCTCTGTGCTTGTTCATGTGCGGTTGTCCTTTAGGTTGTGGGCCAGTTCGGCGATGTCCGAACGAAGGTCGTCGAGGCGAGATAGGTCCGCGATTTCGTGCAGTCGGGTGATTGTCTCGGCGATGACCTTGCGAAGCGCCCGAGCCTCGTCATGATCGCAACCGAGGCGTAAACATAAGGGCTTGGGGCCGTCTTTCGGGGGCTCGGGTATCTTCATGCTCATGCGCTCCATGATGATTGCCCCGCATCGCTGATCGTCTCGCCCCGGCGGTGCCGGTCGACGGCGGCGCGGTGCCTATCATCGGCGGCAAAGGTTAAGCAAAAGCTGTCGGCAAGGTCGGGCGAGCGCATTCCGCGTTTTCTCATCTCGTCTTTGCCCTCGACCTTCATCTTGCCCGACGACGTAAACCCATATTCGACCGTGACGAGTTCGCCGATTAGTTCTTCGTCGTCGATCATGCAGACGTCGAGACCCTCGAACCAGTTCTTTGCCCGGAACCACAACTCATCGCGCAGCTTGTTGTATAGGTCTTTGATTGCGGGGCTTTCGGCGACGTTCACGCCGTTAACCGGATACCCGAGTTCATCGAGCCGATCGACCACCCCGGCGCCTATGCCGATCACGTCGATGCATATTTCATAAGGACGCTCGGAAATGTCGGTTGCGTTGTATTCGGCGGCGATGAGCCCGGCCAATTCCATCGTCGACTTGTTGTTCCAAATTTGGATCTTTTCCATTAAATGATTGCCGCGCCGCTTGCAGAGCGTCGAGCGGTCACGGCCGAACCTAGCAGGGTCGACACCCCAAACCGGCATCACGCGCATCGGTGACACTTCCCGACCAACGGCGGCTCGGACAGCTTCGAGGCTGATTAGGGTATCGTCGTCAGTAAGCGGAAAGTTGCCCTCGACCCGGACCCGGTATTGATTGCTGTCTTTGCCATACTCTCGAATGACTTGATCGATGTGGCCGCGCGCTCGGGGCACGTCTTCCGAATTGACATGGAATGTCTTCCAATGCGCCCGGTTCTTATGGTGCGAATTGTAGAACACACCCGAGAGCCGGGTCGGGTTGCCGGCCATGATAAAGATCGCACCCGGTGTCGACAGCGCGCCCGTGGCAACTTCGAACACGATGTCGGGGATGCCCGAGGCTTCGTCGAGTAGGAATTGCAGAAAACCAGCATGGAAGCCGGCAAGGGCTTCGCTGTTCTCCTTCGAGCACGTACGGCGGACGCAGAAAGCCCCTTCCGGGTCAGCCTTCATCACAATGCGCTCGCCTAGCACTTCCATCTGTTCGGAAAGCTCGGCGGGCAGCCTCTTAATCCATTTCGAGATTTCGGGCCAAACCGTGTCTTTGAGCTGATCTTGGCTGTTCGCTCCGAACGGAACCTTGCAGTCTTTGTGCGTGGTTAACGCCCAAATGACCAGCCACGCAAAGAGAGCTGTCTTGCCCGTGCCGTGTCCCGAGCGGATCGAGATCCGGGTCTCGCCATCCCGAACGGCTTTCAAGACGTCAGCTTGCCACCGCTCCATCTGCACAGTCGTCGTGTCGAGTTCGGGTCGGATCCACTCGGGCGGCTTAATGCCGAGTACGCCCATGCAATAGAGATATGGGTCGTCGGTAGACGCTGCCCAAGATTGCACCCAGCGGGGCGGGACTTGCGTATCTATGGGCGCTTGCTCGACGACTGTCGTCATGCTCGTGCCGCGCTAGTTGATGAGGTCGCCATATCGTTCTTCGTCGCTGTCTGCGTCAATTATGGGCGAACGCACTACAAACTCACCAGAAGACACGAGCCCCCACAACGATGCGAACGCTTCACCGCCGACGTTGAGATTAGCTTCGCGAGGAACTAACTGGGCAACACATTTAATGTACTCGACCGGGCGTTCTTCACGAAGCGTCACGATCGTGTCGCCGCCGTAAGTCTCGAAGTCGTCAGCTAGAGCAGTCAAGAATTGCTCGACAAGCTTATTTCGAGACCCTTTCGGGCGGCCGGCTGGGTTTCCCGAGGTGCCGGGCGTGAATGCGTGCGGCTTAAGCTGTTTCGGAACTGCATTAACAGCTACGGCCGGTTTCCTCGATGTTGCACTTGCCCGTGTTTTACCACGCTTGGCGGCAATTACAAGCTTATTCTTAGACGTCGGCGCTTTCTTGCGCGTGGGCGCCTTGCGTTTGGCGGCTGCCATTTCCCTTAGTCCCTTCTATCGGTCGCTTTTCTGTCAGGTTCACAATCCGGTTGTCGGATGGCTTACCGTTTCTGTAATAGAGCGCGCCTTTCGGCCACTCGCACATCACCATCGCCCAAATGATTTGGGAAACCGGGATCATCGGGCCAACACCGCACTCGAACTGTGTAACCAACTCACCGCGCCGGCCAACATTTCCGACTGGTACGCCGCAACGCCACCGATCGATACCCATGCGATGAGTGAGCCGGCCGGCGTCGTAGTCGTATGCATACAAATCATGTAGCGCTTCGGCGTCCATCCCGTATTTCTCGAACATCAAGACGCCTCCAGAAAGCTTATGAAATGAGCCGGGCCCCATTGGAACAGGTTGTCGCCTGCAACAATCGGGTCGGATGTGTCGGCGGCAACAGTGTCGTCGCCATTGGCTGAAATGCGATAGTGGACCGTCTTGCCGGTTTGCACCTGGACCTGTAGCAGCCGGGCGCCGGCATTGGCCGAAAGGTCGGCGCCGCTCGTTAGCGGTGTGCCGGTGTCGGCCGTGATGCTTTCCCGAGCGATATAGGGCTCGGACATGATCAAAATACTGTCATTCGAAAGTTGCGATCGGTCTTGCGCGCCGGTCTTAATCGCACCGCGTGCAAAGCATCTCAATACGGCCGTCATGGTGTAACCTTTCGATGTGACGAAGGCGGCGCCCCCTTCCCGGTTGCACCGCCCTCGCTGTTATGGGCCGGGCCGCCACCCGTTCCCAATCCTTAAAATGTTGCGTCCTTCTGGCTTTCGCCGCCTTGGGATCTTGCTCTGAGCTGGGTCATGTAATCAAGCCGCTCGCAGTCCAAAGCCGGAAAGACGTAACACTCAAACGCGAACAAAATTTAAGCCCCGTGTTGCCGAGCGGTCCCTCGTTTTTCCGGTGAAAGGCTAAAACCCCGGGTTGACGAGAGACCGTTCAAGCGTTACATGGTTAGTCCATAGCTGGGTATCTCCGAGAACGGGGAAGCTGCGCCAGGATTAGCCCGTATAGATCAAGATATACGCGCGTGCGAGAAATTGCAAGCGTTTTTTTGCGTGTGCGTCACTCTGTCGCGAATTCTTTTACCCGAGCGAGGTGTTTCCGAGTATTTCCTTTAGGTCGGCGCCGTTTTCTCGGGCTTGGTAGACGATCGTCGCAATCCCGACACCATCACCACGAAACGAACGCCAGCATGTTCGCGTGTCGCTCGACTTGTATTTCTCGTAACCGGTGGCGCTCCATGTGTCCCAAAGAGCGAAGCCCGCATCGCCGAGCGTTGATTTCAAGCCCATGCCAACTTTGATCCATAGATCGCGCTCGGTGTTGGGGATGTATGCAAGCAAATCCATAAGCTGTTCGTTGGTTGGATCGCTATAATCGACCGTAGCGGCCTTCTGAGGCGTTTTAACGGGCGTGAGTAGTCTCACCGCCCAATCGGGCAAAACGGGCAGGGTGGTGCCGTGCGGGGCGATTAACCACCTATAGAAACCGCCCCCGGGCAATATTTCCTCGCCGCCCTTCATTCCGTCCCAATAACTCGGTGGGGCGGTGGCCATGCCGTTCGTCGTTTTGATGTCGATACCTTGCCCGAGCTTGTCGTTGCCCTGGACAATCCGACCGTTGAACGCGAAAAACATATGAACCCCGCCGTGTGGCGTGACAGAGCGGGGGCCCTTGGGCAGATCACCATGTCGATCAACAAGGGCTCGCATCGTCTGAAATCCGCCGTGATGCTTGTCGACATCGACGAACATCATACCCCGAGCGCCCGACTTAGGGCCCGAGACCAGCGCTATGTTTGCGCCCGGGAATTCTTTGATCCATTCCTCGATCTGCTTTGGATCGTTCGACCCGTCTTTCGAGCCGTTCTTTGTGAGCGGTACGCCTTTCGCCTTGGCCTTGATGGGCACAACTAAAAACCCGCGTTGCGCATACATGAGCGCGTGAGATTTAAATGGTTCGGGTGTCATCTCAATGCTCCTTTGGGATGTATGACGGTCGGGCGTCGTCGGGTGTCTCTTGGGCGTTGGCTGGTTCGCGCGGCTTGCCGCGTTCCCACCAAGATTTCGCATCGGCCGAGGCGTCGAGGTCGTGAAGCAACGAATGGTCGTGCTTGTGGTACAACAGAGCCTTAGTGTCTTTTACACCCATCTCGTCGAGCCCTTCGACCTTTATCTTGTCAAAATGTACGAGCATGTGATCTTGACCACCAACGAGGCGCGATGTTCTCAAAACGCATATGCCCCGGTCAGCACTCGATCCGAATTGCACCGAGCCGAGAGCATCGGCAACGCGGAATGCTTTTATCGAACCATCGTCGGAATATTTAGACTTCGGAAGATGCGTAACGACAATGAAAATAGCTTTCAACTCGGCAGATAGCCGGCGCAACATCCGCATGATTTTTTTAACGTACTGGGTTTCGTTCTCTTTGCGGAAATCGTACTCGTGTTCGAATTCCGACCACGGGTCGAGCACAAAGAAGTTCGTGCCGAAACGTGCCGCGCAATATCTCGCCCGATCCTCGTACCATGCGAAATTGCGGTCGTGCTGAAACTTGGCAGGGCTCACCATGACGGAAGACAGCGCGGCGTTTGCTCGACCAATCATCCACGGGGTGGGCTCGTCTTTACCGAACGTGTAATGATTGGTAATCTGTTTCTTTTGGCTCAAGACGTTGTCTTCCCACGTCGCGAACCAAACGGGTCGAGCCCGGCGTTCGCCGTTGTCGTACAACGCGCCCTCGCCCTCTTGCCATTTGAGCCCGAGCATTTGCATGAGGGTCGACTTGCCGCAACCGTATGGCCCGGCACAAACGACGACCTCGCCTGATTTTCTCCATTTGATGTTATCGTCGAGGAAATCGAGACCGACGTCGACGAAGATGCTTTCGTCTGCATCGGGTTGGTACTCGGCAATTGTGTGCGTCTCATCGAAATACGGATCGCGGCTAAGGCCCTGGATTGCCCCCATCCCCGAGCGGATAGCGTCGTATGCTGTCCCGTTGTCCGGTATGCAGGCATCGTCGAGGTAACTCACGTCGAGGGCTGGCACACCCGCCTCGATCAACCGTTCGGCCATCGCCTTCGCATCTTCCGAGGCGATGCAAATGTATTTGCCGAGCGGTAACAGATCATCACCACCCTCGGGCGGCAATTCTCGATAGGTGAGCGCAGCGCTAACCGCTGCGTCCTGTAGGTCGTCGTCGTCGATCAGTAAAAAGCTTTCCATGTCATAGCCCTTCGTTGTTGTCGTTTCACCTAGTCGCTACAGTCCGCCGCCGTTTCGGCCGTGTTGCGCCCAATCTGTCGGGCGTTCGCCGTGCGCTGTCAATTGCCCCGGTGACCAGTCGAAGCGGTCGGCGGGGTTCGATTTCTTAAGCTTCCCCAACCAGAACGGAATAAACTTTTGAGGCTCGACGTTGGCCTCGCCCCTCAAGTCTTCGAAGAACGCAACCGATAGACCCGAGCCGTATGTTTTGAACGCTTGAGCAATTGCCTGAATTGCAACAGCCTTGTTCTTGTTGGTCGCCTGCATGAGCCCCGAAATCAGACGCTCGGTTTCTTTAGCGTCTCCATGCAGTGCCGATGTGATGCTGTCGTATGAATTCACCGGCTTTGGTTTGTCCTGATCTGGAGACACTTCACCCGGTTCTGAGGGGCTCTCATTTTGGGGCTGATCTGCCTTGCCTGTGAAGTCTTCCAAATCTGTCTGCAAATCAAAAACCGCCTCTTCTTCTTCTTTCTTTCTATTCTTCTTATCTTCGGTCACCCCTGGGAGTGACAAAAGCGGGTTATCGGGTGACAAAGTAACGGTTTCGTGATCGGTTTTTTGCCCTTTGTCACCAAAACACGGTGACAAAACATTATCTTTGTCACCGCTAGAGGTGACATAAGGGCCGTCTTTGTCACCGCTTACAGTGACAAAAGCCGGCAAATCTTTTGAATTCCCGCCTCTTTTCCTGGCCCCTTTCACATAGGTCAAGATGGCCTCTTCATAAGTCTGCCCGGTCGTGTAGATGGTGCCGACTTTCCGAGAGCCTCGACGGATGAGCATGAGGCCCGTCGTCTCGATTGTGTCGGTTGCCTTTTTGATGGTGTTGACGCCGTAACCGGTAATCTCAGCAAGCCGTCGAGCCGACACGGTCGAGCCCGTGCCGTCATAGTCCATATACGTGCAAATCATCACCCCGAGGTTCTTAGCCCGAGGCGAAAGCAACTCGCTGTCGCGAATAGCCACTTGCAGCGCGTGTCGGTAATCAACCCACCGGTCCCCCGGTGGTCCGTTGTCCCCTATGTCAGCCATTATAGTTTTCCCCCCTCGACGCCCTTGACAGGCATCGGCAACCTGTGTAATTCAGTCATCGTTAAGCCTTTCTGCTAGGGTTCTTCACCGGCCCGCCCCTTAATTGGGAACCAGACAGGCGAGGGCTTTTCTAGCGATTGAGCCCTCTTACTTCGTTGTCTATGAATGCTCGGGGTTCGGTTCGTCACCGAGCCCCGAATTCGTTTAGTCTTCCGGGTATGGTGGGGGCAGTTCATCCCCACGCAAAATAATTGCCATCAAGGTGCGGGTCGGGACGGTCGGTCGGTTCTTACCGTCGGCAAGGTACCGCACCGCCCGCTCGGTAACTCTTAATTTGATCGACGCCTCTTTGAATGAGAGCCCCGTGGTTTTCATCCATCGTTTGAACGCTGTCGGCGGCGTCGCCGTTGCGTCGCTGTAACTAATCGCTTCCATGCCGTGCCGTCCTTTCGTTGATTTGTGCTATTGCTATCTGAATTGCATTCAAGCTGTCAACTCATTTTCGACATTATTTTATGCAAACGCAACTAACTCATTGATTTCCAACGAAACTATTTTGCGTCATCGGGGTTGACATAGGGGCTCTTAGGTGCATCGGACCCAGCGCCGGCCGAAACAGCCTCGACTTCCGCCCCTTCGGGTGCGGGTGCGGGTGTCAGTGCGGCTTTCGAGTGTTTGAGCGCCGAGCGCCGAATGTAAGCGTCGATCGCATAACGCTTGTGTCCGCCGGGTGTGGTGATGCTGTCGATCGTGCCGGCCGCTGCCCAGCGCCTAAGCGTTTGAACATGCACCCCGAGTATCTCGGACGCTTTGGTTGGCGTCTCGTATCTGCTCGGGTGCGGGTGGGCTCGTGATTTGGCCATGTGGTGCCCCTTTCGGTTGATGTGCGAATATCGCATAAGACCACGGATGTTGCGTTTGTCGGTCTTTATGGGGAATTGTTAGCACATAATCGCAGACATGGCAATACCTCCGCCGTTGCCGGCAGAGGGCTGTAAAGGTGTCAAATTGTCACTCTATACCCGCGTTTTGGCGAACGCGCCGGGTGTTGCTTATGCAGCGACTTGCCCGGGTTTATCCTTGTTTGAGATAAGCCTCAGAACAGGTTCACCGGCTAACGCAACATCGATGTAGTGAACCTTGCCCGATTTCTTACGCTCGAAACCCAAGTTTGTCAATTCCTTCCCGAATGCTTGTTGTCGGGTTTCGGGTTGATCGTGTGTGTGCGCCCAGCGCGCATAAGCTGCAAGCAGCTCGGCCGCCGGCACATGGCAGCCCCGGCGCCGTATAAGGTTCTCGGCTGCCCAGCGCGCAATCGGGCTTGCGTCGGGTGCGACCCGAGCGTCGGGTGCGAGTGTTTCGGGAACGGGTGTTTCGAGTTCGGGTTCGACTGGCTCGGGTTCTTTGGCGGCCGGCTTGAGGCCGGCGCCGAAGATCATCGGGATCAATGACCCGGCGAATTCGAGCATGAGCCCGATCACGAACGAAATACCCGCCCTTATACGAATACTCGAATTCGGGTACCCGAGTAACCGCCCGAGTGCCTGGGTTGCCGGGTCAGTCGCGGATAAGACCGAGACAAGGTTCAGCCCGATAAGTCGAGTTCGTACAACCTGCAAGGCTTGCTCGGTGACAGCTATCTTGGCCGTGCGCTGGGTGGCCGTGATGGTTGATGATAGTTGCCCCTGTAGTCCTTCGTACGTTTTACAGAATGCGCGTGATGCGGGTAGCGTTGCGTCGGTGCATTTATTGGTACGGCCAGCGCTCCATAGTTTGTCTTGTTGCATGGCTCGAATTCGGGCCCGAATTATCTCCATAAGCGGGGCGGATCGGTAGCGACTGAGATCCGCTTTCAGCTCTGTTTGTTGTGCAAGCAACGACGTGTGCGTCGCTTTCTGAGCGGCGACGGAACCAAGCCGCTCGGCCCGTGTTGTCTCATACAACCCGAAAGCGCTTGTGATGCTCACAACCGTTGCAACCATCCACAAAAGTACTCCGGCCATAACTGGTCCGGATCGTCCGCCGGCCCGTCCGGTTGTAATCAACCATAGTAGAAAGCCGGGGATTGCAAGCTTTGCAATGTCGACGATGGCTAGAGCGGCGGCAATGCCGAACCGCTCCCAACCCGCCAAGACGGTTAAGCCATAGATATAGTTAGCGAAAATAGAGAACAGGCCCAACGGAAACGTGAGCCCGATCATAACAATGATCAGCAGCCGCATGGATGGTCTTTCGTTGTCGTTTCACCGCGCAAACCTATTGTCCGGGGCTCGTCCGTCGTCCGGGAATAGTCGTCTTTGCTTGTCCACAATATCACACATTAGCCTTTCTGTAAATAATTATTTACATTTTTACGCTTTCGACCTTGACAAGCACATGCGCGTTGCTGTATTAGTGGCTTGATGTAGGTGACAGAAAGGGCTTCACAAATGACGACTTGCAACGCCAACACAGCCTCGTATCCGACACCCAAAGAAGTCGACGACAGCCGTCGCCATGCATATGCACACGTTCAATCGCTTGCCGCCGCTCAACTCGAATTATCGGACTTTTACGACGCAGCACTCGACGAAGAACGGGCCGAAATGCACGAGACGCTCGCAATGGCTCACCGCGAGGTCGCTTCGCAAATACTCAACCTGTTGCCGGGGATTGATGCCGCTCGCTCAATTCACGAGGTGCGGCGTCTGCAAGATGCGCTCGGCATGATCAAAACACGCATTGACGCAACATACGAACGGGTGGTCGGAGAAACGGCCACGCATTAAACCGCCGTGCGTCGCGGCCTCGTGTCAAGGCGCCCGAGCACTCGATCACGGTTTCGTGATTAGTTAAGTGCGTTTGTGCTGTTGCGTTATTGTGATTTTGTGCTATGTTTAACTCATCGGACGGCATGAAGCCCCCGAAGGTGAAAGGGACTGAAAATGCGACAACTAGCCCACGGCGACTATGACACCGAGACACTGGACAAGCTTTTGACCTCGCAAGTTGAGCGGGCTCGCAACTATAAAAAGAAGCTTTCCAGCGTCACTAAAGCCGACGATTGGCTCGTGTTGACGTCGATCGCCGAGCGGGTCGAAGAACGTGCCCGCGCTAGATTTCAGTACCAGCGTTAATCGGGTGGGGCCCTCGGGCCCCGCCTTTCCCGCTCAAGGCAACGAATTCAAAGGTGATAGAAATGCAAGCCATAAACAATCTCGAATGGTCGCCACCCACTGACGTCAAGACGAAGAACGGAATTAGACGACTGCGCACTGCCCCGCCCTCCGATGGATTTTGGGCGATGTGGAAAGCACAGAAGAAAAACTTGCAGGGCGATGGATACACAGTCGCCAAGGACGACGTTACGGGCGGGTTCGTCGTTAAGCATTGGGCTTCCCCGGATGCACACGGCACATTTCCCGCGTCTCAAGAGACGCTCGACCACCCGGCCGTGCGTGCGCTTACAAGCACATTCGAGGGCTCGGTGGCTCGTGAACGACCCCGCGATTACCCAAATCGGCCGTTGCCGGAAGTGTACCCGGAGGACTACGACGACCATACGACGCCAATGTACCCGCCGAGCCGCGACCACCAACGGCCGCTCGACGGACACCCGAACGCGGTGGCCAAATCGCCTTGGGAATTCCGCCCCGAGCTGCCCCCGCAAGGTTATCGAGGTATGGCACCGAGAGACCGTTTCGAGTTCAAGCTCAAGCAAGCCGCAGTCGAGGCGCTTGAGACTGAAATGGTATCTCGGGAAGGGCTGATCGATGTCATGCGAGAGATCGCCATGATGCTTAAAAGCTAGTAAACGCGGCGGGTTTCGGCCCGTCGCATCAATCACGAGAGAGAGTTCAAAACATGGCTGCCACGAAGAAAGACGACAAACGACAGACGATCCATATGCCGTTCGGAGTTCATGACCAGTTGCGGACGCTGGCGTTCAACGAACGCACCTCGCAACAAGAATTGCTGCGACAGGGCGTCGACATGCTGTTCGCAGCCCGCGGGGTTTCCTCTTGGGACCAATGCGCGAAAGCGGACCAGAAACAGCCCGAGGTCGAGTAATGTCTCCCATGTTCCCGAAGCAAATTTCGGGAACATCAACACCCTCATGCCCAGAACTGCCACCAACGCCTAGTCGGCTGAACGTATGGTGTGCCGTCAGCGTAGCACGCCCCGCCGCGACCGCCTCCGCCCCCCTTAACGTATTGATCTATTTTCACATCATCATCGCACCACACCGGCTTTTCGCGCATTATCTTCTTCAGTTCCGCGTTCGGCTTTCCGGGTTTCTCAAGATGTTCGGCCAACCGCTTGGCATCTTCTGGCGACAATTTGATCGTGTAGGTTTCCATCTCACGCTTCCTCTAGGAATTGTTCCCACCAGTGCCGAATGTTGATACGTACGTGCCGGACGGTCGCGGCCAGCCGCTCAAATAAAATTCCCAATTCTGCATTTCACGCTCCTTAGTTCAAAATAGGAAACTTACCTCAACTTACAAATAAACCATAAGTAAGCCTCCCATTCATACTTTTTGCGTTGGCGCTTTGCGCCGCTCGGCCTCGATCAACGCTGCAACAACTTCACTTGGTCGCTTGTCGTGCTTTTCTTGCCAACGATTGATGAGCGCTATCAGTTCGCGCATCGCGGCATCATCAAGGTCGTCGTAGCTTTCTGCTGCCACCTAAGCCTCCTATGCATCGTTCTGCTTCATAAATTCGGCCATCTCTAGCGCACATCCACAATAGATGCCGCCAGGGACCGGCGAGCGGCAGGGTGGCTTGGTTGGGTCACATCCATTATCGCGTTGGACGCGGCGAAACAGCAAGTCTTCAAACTGGTCACGCTGCGCCTTGATGCGGAGCACTTCCTCGGTCATGCCTTGCCATCTCTGTTCGAACGACATCCCCATTTGAGCCTCCCCGTTCCTAAAGTTTGTCGGCCTCTTGGCCAAGACGTTGCAACTTGAGTAGGGCGGCCTCTTTCAGCCTACCTTCCAGGTACGGCGGGATAACGCCGCTACGACGTAAGTCGTCCAACCCTCGCTCAATTAGGTATCGCGCAACATCGGTTTGGTCGTTGCCATATCCCCACCCCGTCAAAAACTCTAGCTCAGCACGATGCTGCTTTTGAAGGTCAACCCTCACGCCGCCGTCATGCATTTGACGCTTCCTCTCACAGTTCTCTCTGCGGCCTGCCAGCTTGGCGACCGCGTTTAATTGGATCTATCCCTGCATCACGCTTGGATTGAACGAAATGCCTCCAGAGCGTTGTGTAACTGATGCCGGACGCATCCTCTATTTCACTGTTCGTAGCAGTGCTGCGCCACATAGCTTCACAATCATTCAAGTCTTCTATGTCGTACCCGCGCCCGCCACCCGCTTGACCGGATCGCTTGGCGTCTTCTGGCGATATGTCCCGCTGTCGCATGTGGAGCACAGCAAGCACCTGATCCCGGCAGTCTGCGGTTATCTCTACGCTACTCGCCGCGTCCAGGATCGTTGCACCGCCAGCCAGCACAGCGTCGATAACTCGAATGCGCTCTGAGCGGTTACTTGCCAATGCGTCCAGCGTCGGGACGATCAACACGCGACCGGGGCGTGACATCATTCGTATCACATCGTCAGTCGTTTGCTCGTCAGCATACCAGAGCCGCGTTGGATTATGCACAGCAACGGCCCGCTCTTGCGTTGTGCGTCGTGACCGTCGCGTGGGTCGGATGTATGCTAGACGTAATGATTGCATGAGCTATTGAGTAGCACGATAAAAATAATTGCGCAACATGCATTTTAGTGTTGCAAAGATTTGTAGGGCGTGTATATTTAAATCATCGGAACACAGGGAGAGACGACATGACCGAGAACATGACAATCGCAGAGATCAACGGATACCAGATCACTGAAATACCACCCGGATGGGATTTGCGCTTCGCCGCCGACAACCCGAGTACGGGATACGGCAACAAGTTCCACAGCCTCGACGCCGCGAAGCGTTGGGCGTCAACACAAACGAAGTGAGGCCCGCTATGACTTATAAAATCCACTACTGGACAGGCAATATTGATCGCAACTTGATCCGATCAATCCGCAGCTATGCAGACGACACGATCAGAACAAGATCGATCATCGAAGCTGCTGCGCGGTTCGGCAACGATCGTAACGCAATCGAGCGCAACTTGGGGCTGGCGTAAGTCAGCCCATCAACTGGAAAGGTTGGCCGCCCGAGCCGAAAGGCTGTTAGACCAGCAACGGGCCTAAATAAACGCTGGCGAGGGAACGACGCCTTTCAGTAGGACAAGTCGAGACAGCCGGAGAGACGGCACTTATTTTCTAACGGAGGCCCGCTATGGCAAAGTTGCACGAATTGTCCGAAGAAGATTTCTGCAAGGTATCGCAAACGCGCAGGAGCTTAATTGCAGCTCTTGAGAAGAAAGGTTTCAGCCGGTGGGACATGGACCAGGACGGAAACGAGCGCTTCATGAAGGCCAGCCCAGAAGAAATAAGAACGATTTCGTTCGACGAAAACCTTGAAACCTACGCCATCAAATAATTCTAATGGAGGCCCGATATGCCGATCACGCAAGAAGACATCAACGACACGATGCAGCCGCTTGGTAGTGAGCGAGAAGAATTGACCATCGACCACGGCGACATTCTGAAAGCAAAACGCGCAGTCGTTGTTCTGATGGAATGCTCCAAGGTCGCCTACGCCGGTAAGGAAGCACCCGAAGAATTACGGATCGATGTGCAGGCGCTAATGCGCGTTATTCGCACCGTCGAGAAACTTTAAATCTAACTGGAAACTGAGGCCCCGAGCCGCCGCAAACATAACCCAAGAAAGGTGAAACATGCATAGATCAACGAGCAACCAACAAGACGACCTAGACGAATTCCTACTCATTGACGGGCGACGACGATATAGCAACCTCGACGAGGTTGACGACAGGGCAGAAGCTGACGAAGCCGAACGCATTATGGGCAACGCTCTCACATGGCTCGCCAGTGGGTTGATTGTCCTGATCATGCTCACCGCGGGGCATTTCGTCTACAAGGCCGGGCAGTATAGTGCCGTTGCGGTCTGCCTCCAAAGCATTGACAAATGCCGGGACATATCGACCATTCGCCGGGTGAAGATCGAAACGCTTGTTTCGTCATTGACGCCACCCACGCACCCCCTCGTTGAATTCCGCCACATCGTCGGTGAGCCCGCAATGCTGGCTTGTCGACGGCTGATCAAGTATCGCGCAAAATGGGGCGGCAAAGATACCGAATATCGCCGTTGCAAGCGTTCATTCCCTGAAAGCCTATTTCAATGAAGTATGGTTATGCTCGGGTCAGCACCAAAGACCAAGACCTCGCAATTCAACTCGCTGCCCTTGAGGCGGCGGGTTGTGACGTCATTCGGCAAGAGAAGATGTCGGGAACAACCACGGTCGGGCGTGTCGAACTAGACACGCTTTTGACATTTCTCAGAGATGGCGACACCTTAATCGTGACGCGCATTGACCGGCTTGCCCGATCTGTGCTCGACCTGCAATTGATGGTCAAGGACTTGTCTGAGCGCGGTATCGCGCTACAGGCAACAGAACAGCCGATCGACACCTCGACGGCTGCCGGCAAAGCGTTCTTCGACATGCTCGGGGTATTTGCCGAGTTCGAGACGACACTCCGACGAGAGCGTCAACTCGAAGGTATTACCAAGGCTAAGGCCGAGGGGAAGTATTCAGGCGGTGTGCGTAAGTTTTCCAGCGCTCGAATTCGCGAACTGCGAGCCGAGGGCATGGGCGTCTCTGAAATTGCACGCACAATCGGGTGCAAATCTCGCATGACGATTTACCGCGCCCTCGACAACGAGAGCGCCGAAAGGAATACCAATGCCGAATAAGACAACGATTGCGGGCATCGTGCTCGCGGTGGCCGTTCTGGCTATTGCAGCGTTTGTGTTCATGGGCAACGCAAAAGCGGCCGAGCCATCTTGGTCAGGCTGCTATGGCGGCGTTCATGCTGGCTATACCGCCGGCAATGCCGAACTGTCCGAGGGTGGCGACGAAATCAACTTAAGCATTCTCGGTTCGCATATCGGCGTACAAGCCGGGTGTGATAGGCAACTCGGCAGATTTGTGGTCGGTGGTTTTGCGTCATATGACTGGTTCAATTCAGACAGCGACAACAGCGTCGGGCCCGTCGACATTGAGATCGGGCTCGATAACAAATGGACACTAGGCGCCCGAGCCGGGTATCTGATCAACCCGGGTGTGCTCGCATACGCGAAAGTCGGATACACTGAGGCCGAAACCAGCGGCAAAGACTTCGACGGGGTTGACCTCGGGGGCGGCCTTGAAATAAAGCTTTCTGATAGCGTTTTCTTGCAGGCAGATTACACCTTCACGGCATGGGACAGCGAAAGACTGAAAGGCGATGAGGCCATCAAGGTCGACCCGGAAATGCACACGGTTCGCCTTGGTGTCGTCTACAGGTTTGGCGCTGGTCTGCTTGAGTAGTTCAAGTTTACGTTATGCCCTAAGCGGGGCGGGAAGGGGCGGCGTCTCATGGGCGCCGCTCCTTTTTTGTTACATAGGGCACGAATTCCGAGCCCTTTATTGTTCGGGCCCGACCTCTTGCGGATCGTACACTTGCCCGAGAGCGTGCCGAACCGATCGCCACGCCTGGACATAGTTTAACTGTGATACGCCGGTCAAATCGGGGTTGATCATGTGAGGCGAGACACAGAACCCCAAGAGATCATCGTCTTGCGTGTGCGCTTTCGCGAGGTACGATAGCGCCGCCGATAGCGGCATTATGGGGCCCATCATTTCCGTTTTCGCCTCGATTTCAGGCACCGACTGTCGTGCCGGGCATTAAATTTGCGAATTCCGGCGATAGTTGGGCGAGTGTCCCGAATATCCCAAGAAAGCTTCGAGGGCTGGATTTTACATAGGTCAGAGCCGATTAGGCGCACTACCGGGGGGTTAGGCCCCGGAAATGACGAACAGCCGCCTAGCACCCCTAAAAACGCGATTAAAAGCACTTTCATAACTTGCCCCTCGATCTGCAAGACGCCGAGCGCTTGCAAGCCTCGTTGATGTCGACGTCGAGCGGGGCGATATCGTCACCAGCTTGTCGGGCTAGGTCGATCGCCGTCGTCACGTCGAGATTGTGCCTGGTTTCAATGAGCGCGACCCGAACATCGCACGCCCGCAATGCAGCAAGGGCTTGTTGTCCGTCGAGCTTGTGCCCGAGCTTCACACCATACACAAACGCAAGGCCGGCGATCGCGAGCGTTGCAACGAGGGTGAGCGGGTTCGATACGATCTTGGTTATGCCCTCGAACACCGTTTCGACTACGGCGGCGATGGCTCGGAAGATAGCCCGGATCGGTGCCAACAAGGGCCCGAAACCCGGCATGAATGCGAGCATGAATGATGCATATTTCACGACAAGAGCCTCTTATCTCGAATGTGTCGGATGGTGGCGACTAACACACACGCAACAACGATCGAGAAACTGACACTTTGCCAATCAAGGCCGGCTGCCTTGGATAGTTTTTCAGTGCTTGATACAACGCCGAACGTCTCGGTGGCAATACTCGGCACAGCACCGAAGAATTCAGACGCGGAATTGACGGCATTCGCACCCCAATTCGTGAGATATCCCGCAACGAGTAGCACTTGCGCGTTAACGAGAGACCAAACCGACTTAGACTTGAGAGCGACGGACACCGAGCTTGGTGCCTCGGCCGGCGGTAAGCGGGCCGGCATGGGTGGCGAGGCGACAACGAAGTCGTCGCTGTCCATTTCCGCCCAATGCGCCAATTCCTTTTGTCGACGGTTCACGAGCCCGGGCCATCGGGTTTTCTTCCCGAGCCGTGCGTCGTATGCCATCACGTACAGCATGAACGCGGCCCGGATCTTGGCCTCGTTGCCGCTGTTTACGGATCGAATAAGGGTCGGTGCTTTTCCCCATCCATTGTTGTAGAAGAAACTAACGAGAGCATCGAACAGCCCTTGGGAAACCGGCGCCTTTATGAGCCGATGCACAGCGTCGATAAAGGGCCCGATTTCCTCGTCGAACAGTTCATGGGCCCGAGCGACGTTGATCTTCATGCCGCGTTTGATACCCTTGGTTGCCCCGAACCCAATAGTCCAGGTTCCGGTGCCGTCGTCGTAAGCTCTAAGACGCGGCTTTTCCGCCGATCCGCTCTCCCATTCTTTGATCTTATACGCGCCTCTACTGGATAGCGTTAGGTGTGCGTTTGGCCCGGCCATTGCTTGCCCCTTTCCTCTTGGTTTCGGCGACCTCGGGCGTGGCCGAAACCCCATTGGCAAGCTCGATCGCTTGCTCTTTGAGCTTGGCCGTCTGCGCTTCGACGATCGCCTTTAGTTTCTCGATTTCGACGCACTGTTCGCCCATCTTTCGAGACACACCGGCCTCGATACGCACTTGAAGGTTCTGCATGTCGGTCATATTTTTATGCCCCTATAGTTGCTGCTTTCGGTTTGCCACGCCTGAATAGTCGCGCTCGCGGCTTCGCGTAGTGACTTGAGCACTTCGAAATCGCCCGTGGCGTCGGCGTGCTCGGTAATGGCTTGGTGATAGCGCTCGCTTCCCCGAGCCTCGGCCCGCCGGGTGTCCCAATCGAGCTTTCGCGAGCTGGCGGTCATCAAGGCATCGATGTGGTCGACCATGTGCCGAGCTTTCACCATGCGCGAACGCGCCGCCCCAATCGGCCCAGCGCTCGTTGTGAGATAGTCGACAGCCCTTGCAATGCTTTCGTCTGTAAAGACCCGATCCGTCATTTCTTCCCCTTCATACGTGCCCAGCGCGCCTCGATCGTTTTAAGGTACTCTTTGAACG